CCTCCTGCTCCTCCTGCTCCTCCTGCTCCTGCTCCTGGGTCGGGGGAGATTCCTGAGCCTCCAGGGAGTCCAGGAGGGAGTCCTCCAGCAGGGGCTCCGTCGGCTCCTGCTGCTGCTGAGAGTTCTCCAAAGATGCTTCCTCGTGTTCCAATATCATCGAGTACCTCGGTCAAAGTGTCCACGTTACTCAAGTCATACAGGCCTGGAGCAATCATGTCCAACTGCTCTTGCAATAGAGCGATGACATCGGGACTCATCGGCGCTCCAGATGTGAGCAGGCCCAGCTCGGTCAGGCCAGACTCAATATCTACGTCCGAAGCCGCCCCCAGGCTGGGTGTCGCATCGGAGATTGCGGATGCAGCACCAGACTTTGGATGAGAAATGAAACTCTCAGGAACCTTTCCCGGAGCCTTCTTGGGCATGTTTGCGAGCTTTGACTCAACCATGCTTTGGAGCTGACCCAAGGGGTCTCCCTTAAAAGAATCATCCAGTGGGAGGGCTTCATCCATGGGAGGGAGTTCCGTTTGGGGTGTGGGCAACTGCATTTTCTGTGGCCTCCTGCCACTTTCGGAGCCGGGACGTGCCCCATCCTGTGACACCCATGATCTCGGTGTCATCCACATGGCTTAGCGCGGCTTCGTACCCGCCTTCGCGACCAGCTTTGCCGATCTCTCGGATGTCCTGTTGCTGCCATTGCTGGCTCTCGTGCTGTTCAGAAGCAGACATCACTCGGATGCCAAGCTCCGCTTCCCGTGCACGAAGCTGCTTCTCAGTGCGGATTTCTCGACCAGCAAGCCTTTCTGTCTTGCTAAACAAGCGCGCATTTACGCTTTCAAGATCAGGGGTATTGACCCCGATAGGGCGAGGAACCTGAAAGCGCCGCTCAGCCTTTGAGCCGCACTCAGGGCACTTTACCGCCAAAGGCACATCCTCTTTAAGAGAGAATATTTCCTCAACCCGATGACCATTCTCACACATAAATCCATGAAGGGGCATCAGTAGCTCTTCTCAAAGCCGTTCTCTCCAAGGAAAGACATGATGGATTCTTTATATTCATCAAGAGCAATGCCGGTTTTGTCCCGTTTTTCATCTGGATCCAAATCAGACTTGCAGATGTTGCCGATGACCCATCGGATAGTATCGTTGCGCTGCCACAAACCTTCTTCGATCTGAGGCTTAGAAAGCTCTGCGCTGAAGCTGTAGACATCTTCCTCCTTTTCAGAAGAGTCTGAGTGCTCGTACCCATCCGAGTCTTTTTCGGAGTCACTTTTCTCCTCGGAAGACTCGGAGTCTTCCTCTTCTGAGACCTCCAAGCTTTCTTCTCCAAGGTCTTCAATATCTATTTTTACGATTTCTTTTTTTTCTTCAAGCATGGGGACTCTCCTATACGTTTTATCAAACCATGGGTGCTGGAGGCATCATGGCTGGGGGTTGTGGAAGGGGTGGCATTGCTCCACCAAGCTGCAACGGGGGCACTCCTCCCATTCCTGTTGGGTCCATCCCCGGTGGCATTCCCGGTGGCATTCCGGGAGCCGCTTCAGCCGGGGGTGGGGTTATGGCCAGGCTGGGCCGAAGGCCAAACTCATCCACGAGCTCTCTGGCCAGCTCCTCTTTAGAGATAATCCCTTCTTTGGCCATCTCCTTGAGGTGGGGCAGCATTCTCTCCAAGTGGGCTCGGCGAGCGTTCTTGTCCTCCATGGCAGGAGAGAACGGCAGAAGCCGGAACTTCCCCGAATAAGCCAGAACATCTTCGATAAGGATGCCGGGGCCAACATCGTCTTGCGTCTTATAGGTGATGGATTCCATATCAATAGAAGAGGCTTCGGGGTTTTCAATAGCCCAACGGAAGACTTCCAGGATGTGGCGAAAAACACGAGTCACTACCTTCTCGATGCGGTTGACCTTGACTCCATTCCGGCCTTGAACCCCGGCTTGGACGGCTTGTACCTCTTCCGCTGTCCTGATGTTTTGGACTCGCCCGCGTTGAGCATCGCTCTCGCCTGCTGTTCTGCGCATGGATTCGACGTTGTCATCAAGATGTTTTTGAAAGTCGAAAGTGGTCCCGGCTGGGAGTTGGCTGTGGATAGCCTCTCGCAAGTTGCGGCCATTGGGAACATCCACCCGGGTTGGCTCCCACATCTTCGCGTTCTTGAATCGACTCCAGTCGGTCTCATTCTTAAAGAAGGCCCTGTCGATCAGGTCCCTGGGAACCATGCGGTTGGCTACTTGCCGGCGGGCAGAAGATGCCTCGTTTACGTCCCGTTGGTTGCTTGCGAGAAGGGAGCACAAGGGAATCCCCTCGATACGACCAACTCCACTATGGAAGGTGAGCACTTCGTATGGGCGTCCATACGGCGCATCAACCTCCATGAGGATAGTCTTGGTCTCAGGGTGGATATGGTAGAGCTTTCCACGGCGGAAGTCCCACCATTCTACGATAGAAACAAACTCTTTCAGTCCATGACGACGCAGGTCTTCAGCGTATTGGTCGAAGTTCTGAGGAGACTTTTCGAGCAGACCGCGAGGAAAGCAGTCTGGGGTAATGACTGCGTCTTCAGGTGGGTCGTAGACCCCGTTTTTGGCCCGGCTCTTAAAAGTGTCCCAGTGGAGAGTGACCCGTTCAAAAGCCCACGATGCGTCCCGAATATGCCGAGCGTTGGGATCAAAGTAGACCTCCCAGGGAAGCTTGACCCGAACCACTGGACGGCCCAATCGGGCAGACCAGGATGTCTTTACTACACCGTAGACAAAGAGCAGGCTGTGGAGCACAAGCTCCCATACCGTCTCATCCAAGTCGTCTTCTTCGGCGAAGTTGTTGAGGACAGCGCTCACTCGCTTGCCTCGGATTGTTGGGTCGTTCTCTCTGTTGAGGAGTTCCTCGCTGTTTACTGTCCGCTTCATGGCTTCGACCTGCGGCAGATCCATAGCTAACGAGCTGGTGATGGTGTCCAATATCGGGAAAATCTCGTTACGAACAGCGTTATACTGAGCTGAGCCCATAGACATGCCTGCCGGAGCCCCGTCCCCGCGCCAAAACTTGCCACGCCAGAACGCCATGTTTTGGATCATCTCGGGGCCAACATGGTTTTCAAAGCTTTTTTCAGTCTGAATTACAAGTGAAGCAAGCTTGCGCCCTAACTTTTTTGTGTCCGAGTAGACATCGGTTGGATCTTTTAGCTGTGCTGGCCCCATGGACTGTTCCATTCCATCTCTCCTCGGCTGTTGATTTTGTCGAGCACTGACTGGAAGTTTTGAGCCGCCAAGTCTGCCGGGTTTTCTTGCTGACCGCGAATACGTCCAGCTTGGACCTCATGGTAGTAGACCCACACGGCCATAGCCAGGGCGGCTACCAGGTCGAAGTGGCCTCCCATGGAGTCGCGGCGCAGCTTGTCCCACTGGCCACGGTAGGCCATGAGCTGACGAAGGATTCTAAGAGAAGGGCAGGCCATGCTCCCATCCTCTATTACGTCTTGCAGGTAGGATATGGCTGAAGCTTTAGACTTGGTCGAACTCCACCACCCTGGAATCTTTGTCTCCCCGTGTCGCAGGCTGTCCGATGCGTCCCTGTGGAATACATAAGGGTACGAGTAGACCTCTAAGAGTTGGCTTAGAACGGCTTCCCCGATGCCATTGGCTTCAACTACGATCATTGCTCGGTTGTATTCTTCAGCCAGCTTGATTGCACGGGTTGTCATTCGTCCAGCAGTGGTGTGCCCGGTGTATTCGGCCACAACTGAGCATGTGCTCAAGTCAAAAACAACCAGCCCAAAGAAGTCGCGCTTAGCCCAAGAGCCAGCCGGGTCGATTGAGATCACGTAAGAGTGTCCTGTTTTTGGCTTTTCCCATTGAGCGTACTCGTGGTCCACGTAAGCTGCGTTTGTGTTCCCATCGAGTTCTTTCATCCAGGCACTAAGCTGGTCCGCATTGAATATCGGCTCGCCTGCCATGCCAAAGCAATCGATCAGACTGACCGGATACTCCGCCCGAAACTTGTGCAGCTTGTTGCGGCATTTGGGAAGGCCTACTGTTTCCATCCAGTATGCTTGACTCTCGCTCAAGCCATGTTGGTTGGCGTAGTCCAAGACTTCTTCTCGAGGATTCCATCCCGTGTGTGGAGTTTTTGAATACTCAACGATCATCGTCCATGGGATGAAGATGTTGCGCCACCGAGATCCTGGCTGTTCGGACTCAAGCACAATCTCGTGCAGCTGATCACCGTGGTGCCTGGGGGTGCTTTCAGCGATAACCATGCCGTATTGGTCAGGGACAGCATTCAGTGCGCTGGTAAAGGCATCTTCGCCGCGAGCCCTCCACTGAGGAGCTGAGACCTCGGTGCACAGAAGGAACTGGACCGTGTCCCCACGAAGAGGCTCAGCATCTTTCACGCCGGCAATCGTTAGCTCGCTCTCAAGGCTGGGAAAGCGAAGGTGATTTTTAAGCTGCGTATCTCGGACAGGACGGATTT